GAGTTCCTCCGCCACATTGGGCTTATGGTTGTCAGACCACATTACCGGCGGATGGCGAGAGACAGACACCATATCCAGTGCATCGCCATTACAAAACAAAAAGCCCGGCTTTATGTGCCGGGCTAGAATCAAAAGGGCTTCATGTGACAAGCTGCGCGGTTGCGATAATGACCGCCAATGGCAGTCTGAGAAGACTATTCCCACCCCATCTTTAATGGCGGGAACCTCCATCACCAGGGCACTATTAACCTGTTCCGATTCGGACCATGGCTTTGACACAGGTTCGCGCGCTACGCTTCTGAGGGATGTCCTTATGTCCGGTTTATTGTACAACTGCATGGCGCGCTGATAGCGGCTACGCAATGTTTCATATGGCATCCCAAGCGCCCTAGCCGCAGTAATGATGGCGCCATATTGCGCCACCGCGTCATAAGCGGCTTGGACATCCGCGTGGTTTGTTTTGGCTACCATGATGGTCCTATTGCAATAAGCCGCGCATCCGCTGCATGGCGTTCTGGGCCATGGCGCTACGCATGGCTTCTTCGCTTAGTTCTTCAGCTTGTGGCGCGGCCTGGATAGCGCCAAGCGCTGCTCCACGGGCTGGCGTGGTGCCAAGTAAGCCTTGGGATATGGCAGTGGCGGTTGGGCCAGCAACCCCCATTCTAGTGGTCCCAGGAAGACCATAATAGGCTGATTGAAGAACCTTCGGGATTACTTGAGAGGCAACAAGTCCCCCCAGGGCGGATGCAGCGCCCTCCCCAAGTGACGCGCCACCAGCAGCGCCAAGACCACCAAGCTGAAGCGCACTAATCATCTGCGCGCGGGAAGCGGTCTGACTGTTCGCTAATGGCGAAGTAAGGAGCGAACCGGCGCGGGCGAGTGGCGCTAGGTCAGGGCGCTCTGCTGCCATTGCCCTGGCGCCCTGGCTTTGGAGCAACGCACCGCGCAAGGCAGTCGGCGCAATATCTTCAGCGCCAGTGGCGCGCATTGCGCCAGTACCCATCGCATTTTCAACAGCAACCAAATTGGCGTATTGAAGCCGAGCCTCATTGAGTTTCGTCAAATCATCAGGGTTTTTTACCCCAGCCGAAAGAGCGTCACGCATAGCCCCGCGTAATTCACCTAGATGATATTTCAAATCACCATCCTGAGTGCGGCGGATTTGGCTCCCAATGGCGCTATCCAACTCTCTCCAAGCTGAACCAGGAATAACGCCATTTTGGGATTTATTTAGGAGTTCGCTGATGCGACTCCGAATAACCTTGGCGACATCTTCTGTTGCATTTTTGCGAGCGTCATCCTCAATATCCATAAGGCGCGCAAAACCACCTTGGTTCAAATCGGCAACATTCCTGTTTGCAATATCGCCAATCGTTTGTCCTAACTTTCTTTCCTGCTGAAGCAGAACATCAGCGCTTGCTTTTGCTTCCCCCGTAATACCAGCGCGCCTCAAAACAGCAGCATTAAATGCATTTTGAATTTCGCGGTTAATATCCTGCTCGCGGCCTGTGGTGCTGAAAATATCCCCGAAACCCTGCTCAATGCGTGTACGCATCGGGCTTCCGGTCAATTGAGATGGCCTTACCGGAATGCCTTCCTGCATCAAGGTTTCAACGCGGCGGGCAATACCCGGATCAGGCGTAATATCCGCCGCCGTCAATGGTGCAACCGCTGTACGGGCGACCCCACGCTGTAACGCCCCGGCACCAGCACCGCCAGCGATTTCACCGACTAACCTGGCGCCAGTTTGCGCTAATTCACCACCTTCAAGGCGACGCATTCCTTGCGCCGCCGCTTCGCCTGTAGCCCCACCGGCAGCGCCAGTCAGCATACCACTAGCCAATGCGCCCAGGCCTGCTGGCGCCATCGCAACACCAGTTCCTGCACCACGCGCAGCGGAAAGAATATACGGCTCGGCAGTAGAACGCGGCGGCGGCGGTTGTTCTGGATTAACGCCTGTTAGTTGCTGAATGGCTGGCGGCGCTTCTTCTCGAACGCGGCGGCTAACAAGACCGCCAGTAAAGTCAGGAATGCTTTGCACTAAGCCCTGCAAAAACGAAGCCCCAGCCCGCGCAGGCAAAGAAGATTCCTGTGCCGTCAACATATCACTAACGCGCCGCATCGCCACATCACGCGGAGTATCCGCCGGAATAGGCCCCATGAAAGACCCGTCCGGCATTTGGATGTAATATGGTTCGGCCATTTACTTTACTCCAATCAGCGAGAGCGGGGCGGTTGGAACGGGATAATAGTAGAACCCGGCGGCGGGGCAGTTGGTGCGCCAGGCTGGGTTCTGACCACGGAACTCGCAGCCAATTCGCGGGCGCGGCGTAGTTCTTCCTGCCAATCAATCGGGCGATAGATTGCCCTGACTTCTTCGGGGATATTGGCCCTGCCCTGTAATGGACCAACAATATCATTGTATTCCTTAACTGCCCGCTCCGCCAAATCAGCATTCAAGCGCGCAATACGGCGGATCGTTTGCTCGTTAAATGTGATGTTGCCAGCAGACGCCTCACGCAAGAACGTAATATCACGGTCAGACGTTGGCCCTTTAAGTAGCTGCGAAGCCGAAAGCGCCTGCCCAGCCAATTCAGCGCCAAGCATTTGCGTATTAGCGGCAGCGTCAGGCGGGATAATACCAGCCGTGGTAAGCGCATTCGCAAGTGAACTGAAGAAATTGGCGCCAGTACCAGTGATTGCACCACTATTCAGCAACTGGTTCACCCGTTCAGCGCGAAGCGCCAAAGTTGGTGCAATACGCGCTGCTTGGCGGGCTTCCGTCAAATCCTTAACGGCTTGCTGGCCAAGTTCGCCAGTAAATGTGCGCTCAGTATTCACATTCACATTTGTCCCGCTGCCGCGCAGCCGCTGACCAAGCATCTCAAGTTCTTGGTTTTGAACTGCCGTGCGATTAGCGTCAGGAATATCAGAGAGTTCACGCCAACGGGCATAGAACCGCTCATTCTCGCCAGGGCGCTGCGGCGCCGTAACCAATGGACGCAATGTGATTGGATCGTAAGCCGTACCCTCGATCACTATGGGGGCTGGTGCCGGGCGCGTCATAGCTTGGATGATTGCTTGGTTTGCTTGCCGCGCAGGAAGCATAGAAGTAATCATATTAAATTCTTGTTCACTAATTGGCGGGCGCCGTTGCGATGGCATCGCGCCAGGAGCCGCCATAGCCCCAGGCTGGGCAGGCGCTTGTTGCGCTGGTTGACCGCCATAAGCGGTAACAAACCGACCAACCACCTCACCAACAGTCCGGCCTTCAAGCTGCTGACGGTTTGCGGCAATCGCGGCCGGGGAAACAATTTCACTAATCGGCGTATTAGGTGCAGTAGCCGCCGCTGTAATCATCCTGGCGGCAACTGGCCCATCAAACTGGTGAGCAATACCAAGCGAGACATCATTAACTGGAATGCCCGCATTCTGTAAAACAGAAGCGTTACGTCCAGCATACCACTGCGTCGCAAGGGAACTAATTTCTGGATTTGTACGCTCACGCAAGATTTGTTCTTGTGTCATATTCGGGAAGTAATTTGGATTTGCCCTGGCAAATTCCAAGAATGTACCTTCTGTAAATTGGTTCAACCCTAAAGCAGATGATGTTGAGCTTTGGGCGTTCGCCCGCCCCCCACTCTCTAGCCGTGTATTGATCGCAAGACCACCAGGCGTAAAGCCAGTCTGGCCGCCACCAGCAATCGTGGCCTGCGCCGGTGTTAAGGTAACTGGCGCAGCGGCTGCGCCTTGCTGACCGCCACCAAACAACTGCTGACGGATTTGCTGGTTAGCTTGGCGGAACCGCTCATTCTCAGCCTGTTCACCAACCATCTGCGCCAATGGCGCGGATTGCGCCATTGCCTGCCCCTGGCGACCACCAAGAGCCGCAAAAGCATCAGATAAAGCCGCAAAGCCAAGAATGTTTTTCTGTTCTTGTGTCAGCCCGCTATATGCACCTTGGCGCGGCGGGACCGGCGGTCCTTGCTCAAAACCCTGCATGGGTTCCGGTTGCCCACCGGGATAAAAAGATGATGGGATTGACCGCCCGCCACCAAAAAGGGCCAGAATGTTATTCAGTGTCTCACCCATCTCAACCCCCTAAGAACAGCGGATTAGTAACACCCCGACGCGGAGGCATTCCAATTTGGATTTGCGGTGCCTGCATTTGAGGCATCGGGCGCATTGGCGGCGCTTGAATCTGCATAGGCTGGGGCGCTTGCGCCGCCTGCTGTTGCGCGATTTGCGGTAAACCACCGCGCTGGGTTCGACCAGAAGTAAGATCAAACGTCTGCATCAAACCTGACGCAGCGCCAGTGGGGCGCCCGGCTGCTGCGCCAAAAGCGTCCGCCAAAGAAGCATAGCCAAGGGCCTGGCGCTGATCTGGCGAGAAACGGGCAAAGGGATCAGGGCGCGGTTCACGAAATTGAGTGCTACCCGGATTAGCTTCGGCCCCCTGATAACCAGTACCAGCGACATTAAGGGCTTCTGGCGATGGGGTATTATTAAACCCCAGCAACCCGCCAAAATAATTTAGAGCCTGATCAAAATTCATGATTTAGCCTCCAAACTTCTTGGCGATACGCCCATCCATAAAGCGCCGGATCATCGCCTTCAGGCTGTCTTTTCCTTCAAGCCAATCCGCAAACGCCGCGCCATGGCGAATGTAAAGACGCACAAACCACTTTGGCGCATCTTCCAAAAGCCATTCGCGGAACATCAGCCAGCGCGGGTTTTCAGCGCCGTAGACAGCGCGGGCGACCCAGCACAACAAGTAATAAGACTGCGCCCCAGACGCAGCGGTCCCGCCAAGCCTAGACAGAATATCCAAAGCAGATGTCCCCTGGCGCACCGTTGAAGTAGTTGTCATCGGATTCGGGAAGAACCCAAGCGCCTGCTGAAGCGTTTGCAGATCGCGATACGGTTCGGCTTGTTGGCGTGTAAATTCTTCTTCCGCTGCCGCCATGCGCCGTTGTTCAATTTGGCGAATGGCTTCCTGAGCATTGAAAGCCGCTTGAGCGCCTTCGGTAGCCGTCTTTTGGCCTGTTACACCAAGTTGCGCCAACTGGGCACCACGCGCCAAGTTAGCCTGCGAAAGAGCCTGCGCCATGGCGGCGCGTTGCTGGGCTTCCTGCGCCGCCGCTTGGGCCTGCGCTTGCTCAAAGCCGCCAAGCATACCAGCACGCGCCAATTCAGATTGCGTGCCCGCAACGCCAAGCTGACCAATCTGACCAGCGCCAGTGTAAACCCCAGTTTGTTCGGCCTGTGTAAGCGCGCCCAAATCCCTGGCACCGCCAAACATTCCCGCCTGCTGCGCTTGCGTTAAAGCGCCAAGTTGCTGGGCAGCGGCAAGACGCTGCTGGGCGCCCTGCAAGCCATACCCCACATCTTGCGCCGCCATCCGGCCAGCGGTTTCAAAACCCTGCGCCCGAAGCTGCGCCGAAGTACGGGCCGCTTGTTCTAAAGCCGCCCGGTTGGTTTCTGCCTCAGTAATGGCTTGGCGGGAACCACCAAAAGCTTTTGCCCTAGCTGCCTGCGCCGCCCCTTGCTGAGTAGCTAACTGGCGGCTGCGCTCAATATCTGACAGGGCGGTTTGAACCACCTGTGCTTCATACGGGTTCTGATAAGCAGCCATCCCACCAGCAATGGTGCCCGGCTGATATTGGGCGCCAGTACGCGCATATTGCTGCGCTTCAGCAAAACCGGGCTGCTGCAACGCAGCACGAACAACATCCCGAGCTTCTCCATATTCGCCTGGGCGAACCGCGCCCCGGGTTAAGGTTTGTGCTTCAGTAATTGACGGCGCAGCAGAAGTCCCCCGAACGATACCTTGCGCCTCACCATATTGAGGCCGATAAAAAGCAGCATTTGCAGCACCGAAATCGGGTATGGCACCACGGGTATAACCCATCGCCTCCCTGATCGCAGGCTGCGCCTGATTACGCATCTGAAGCAATTCAAAGGCAGTTGCTTCCTGGGCTGGCGTCAAACCAGCAACGGTGCGCCTAGCGTAATCTTCATAAGCCTGCCCGCCAGTGTAAGGCGTATATCCTTGTTCCGCTACCGCCTGGGCGCGGGAATATACGTCAAGGGCGCGCTCCTTGAACTCAGGGTCAACCGTTTGAACCTGAGTGGTGGAACTTTTGCTGCCGCCGAATAGATTACTCATGTGAGAGTTCCTTAGAACACGCGGACATTATACGGCTAAAACCGTGCTTTTTCAAAGCACGTTCCCACCCTACCCTGCCGCATTCTGTTACCCGTTTACACCCAAAAGCACGCCCATAATTCTCCAAAGAAGGTATAATGTCCTTCAACTGGGCTAATTCGCCGCCTCCTAACCAGATATGCAAATCACTAAAGTTTGGATGGCTGATAATAGTTGTTACCAAAGCACCATCTGGCGCTGGCCAAAATTGGTAATCGCCATTCAAGACGCCAGCTTTGACATCCGCCAATTCATGGGTATTCCCAGAGTGATCCAAAGCATCCTGTAACCACTTAGAACACCGCTCGAACTCCGCATCAAATGGCTTCATAGCGACGAAGCCGATACATTGCCGGAATTGTCCACCTCAATACTCCAGCGGGTTCCATCTGGCGATTTGATAATCAGGCGCCCTGGGGAAATCTCCACATCGCGCCCGCGCTTGTGGTTCTCCATATCGGCTTTCTCAGCCATGCTTCTGGCGGTCTGGTCATCACGCTGAATATAAACAGCAGGGGATGGCGGTAACCTCATCGCCTGGCCCCTGGCACCGCTTCAAGGCGGAAATTACCAACACGCCAATCACCCAATTCAACGCCAGTAACCTTGTAGGAAACCTGCCGCCCACTGAACCTAACGTCGGTATATTGGGAAGAAATGGTATAAGGACCATAAGTGCTTTCTACCCCTTCTGGGGCAAAGCGGGTTTTGAATGTGACGTTTACCTGGCCCTGTATTTTCTCATCAGGCAAAACCTGGCGAGCCACCATAATTCTATCACCATTCCCGAACTCAACCGGCCCGCTCTCCGCATATGGAGCGGCGCCATCATAAGAATATCCCACCTCGTGGTCATAAACATAACCAGAGGGATCAAACATGATTGGATACTGGAACACGCCAGCAGGGACACCCGTGGTCCTGGCTAATGTCCCAAAATACCAGACATTTTCTCGGAAATTCCAAGACACATAGCGGTCACACTCAGAAGAACCGCTAGAAGGATAGAACCATGTAACCTCGAAGAACTCGGAATTTAACACCGCCGCGACCTTGGCAGCTTGCCCATAGTTAAAATCTGAAAAGACATAATCAGACACATCGCACTGCAAAGGCTTTATGGCGCCATCAAATAGATAGAACACGCCATCAGACATCCAAACAGCGCCGTTATCAATACTGACAGAAGCCTGGGCACTAATAGCCCCACAACCAAACCCAATACGCTCAAACCCGTAAACATATGGCGGGCCTTGGTACGTCGCTAGATGGGCATCCACCGTAGTCAGAAGGAGTGAGCCATACCTGGTGCGCTCTCCACAGATCAACTTCCCAGATGTGGATAACTCGAAATCACCCGCTTGATTTGTCGCTGACGGCGACCAATCAGTGTTGTCTTCCTGGTCACACCATTGCACCTTACGCGGATTACCGCCAGCGCCTAGGGCAAAGACGAAACGCTCAGGCGTCACCAAAATAGAACTATTTCCAGTTGGCGCATTAGTAACAACAGCAGCCCGATTGGCGGTGTTCAGCGTCCATTCGTAAATCTTGCCGTCGTCATTGCGACAAGCAAGCAAATACTCACCCCAGTTATCCAGCGCCCATGTTGACGCAGGAATAACCCCAGTGGAGGAAAATTGCGGCCTTGGTGTGCCGTATGTGCTTTGTCCATACAACCAAGTACCAAAACCATTTTGGGCCTGACTATCAACATATCCAATGTTGATTTCATACTTATAGTCAGCGCTACCCTGGTTTGTTTCTGTTGAAGTGGCATTCCCGCTAGCAGTGACGGTATAAGAATTTTCGGTAAGACGCGTAATAATATAATTGCCAGACAGCGTAATCCCGCTTGATCCTATTGCAGTTCCATTTGAGAAATTCACTGTGTCGCCAGTAAGGGCGCCATGGGCTGTATCAGCAACTGTCACAACAGCGGAACCGCTAACAGTGCTAAATGCGTTAGTTAAGGTTCCGGTATCTCGATATGGCGTGATGTCATAAGGCTTTTTACTCGCCTTGATGATATATAGTTTCTTACTGCCACCGGCCCCAAGCCATTGATTTGCACTATTATCGCGCCAAGAATGTGACCCGCGCATAGGACCGTCTACTTGGATGCTTAAATAGCTGCCTGTTTCATTTTCAAGCCGCTTTTCCCAGCCACCAATGGGGCGCAATGTTTGTTCAAACCAACGGACAAGGTTTGAATCATACCACCGTCCAGCAGATTGGTACTGCGTCCCGTTCCTAAAAACACCCGGCGGAACCTTTAATGGAACATACATCCCAAATCACCTTCCGCGCTTTAGAATAGCTTGGACCGTCTTGGTTTCATAAATGCGAATGACAGTCCAAACGATAGTAAAGATCGCCGCAATAGCAGGCAAAACCTGGGCAATAGTCCCAATCACAGTACCGATAGACAACACATCCATAACCGTTTTCGCTGTCTCAGAATGTTGTTGCCCATCCATGGCGATAAATCCCTATCAGGAAGGCGGAACCGGCCAGACTATGTTTTCCGGAAAACCACCCTGAGAAGTAATATCCCGAAGGCTTTGGCGATATACAGACCAGGCAGATTTATCGACATTCGTGTCAGGCAACTGTGTCCAATCGCTCAAAGAAAGCAGACTGTTCCTTTGGTTGCGAACCTCAGCTTTCTTCGCCTCTAGAATAATCGGCTTTTCTGCTTCTTGTTGAGCAAGAAAATCCGCTTCTTCTTGGGGGCTTAATTCAATAACTTCGCCATTCACAATCTTGTGCATTTTGATACCTCACGAAGCCTTGATGCCATAAAGTTTGAACGTGCCAGCCGTTATAGTGCCAGACAAAGGAAGGATTCTAAGCGCATTTGTTGTGCGTAAAGTTGTTTTGTAGCCGCCAGAAAATATATACATTCCAGCCGCAACCGGAGAAGAAACATAATAATGTGACATACCAAATATACTTGGATATGTTGAAACTCCAGCACCAAAGAATCTAACATAACCACTTTGCTGCTTATTTGGCCCTAAAAGCCACCTGCTAAGGCCGGAATTAACACTATAGCTCTGAAGCTGCGAGCCAGAAGAAAGATATATTTCAGCCGTAGCCGGTAAATACTCCGAATCCGTAATAAACGTCGATCCATTATCGGTGGATATTCTTAGGTGTAGATTACTACTTTCGCCAGTTACACCCGTGTATTGAATTTCATAGGCATAGTAATCAGAACTTAATCCGGTGAAATCAATAACGCTTGAACTACTCGCAGTTGCACCTGAAATATAAACATAAGCAGCCGCTGGAGGCGTAGCCCACGCCAAACTACTACCATTTGATTGAAGATATTGGCCGTTAGTGCCAACAGTAGTTAACCCGGTTCCGCCAGCAGCCGTTCCTAAAACTGCGAATGAAGGCGCCGCACTAGCGCCACCAGAAAGAAGCGGATACCCACTCGTACCGTAAGTGGCGCCGCCAATACCAAGCTGGCCAGATGGGCCGAACCTAAACCGCTCACTACCAGCCGTTGAAACAGAAAGCGTATCAGCAGCAGGATGAGCGATGCCTGTATTGGTGTCGCCAGAAAAAGTAAGCGCAGGCGCGCTAAGTGATGTTGTGGTGCTTAATGTAGCCACGCCCGTAAATGAAGTGGCCGCAAGTGTTGTAGTGCCAGTATTCGTTTGAGTGCCGGCAACAGCCAATGTCTTACCAGACCCAACATTTAAACCTACACTTGTGCCGGTTCCATCAGCCTTAAAAACACCATCAACCAAATCCAAATCGGTGTTCAGTTTGGTCCCCCAGCTATCGGCGCTTGCGCCGACTTCTGGCTTGGTCAAACCAAGGTTCGTTGTGGTGGTATCAGCCATTATTGCACCCTTGTCCAATTCTCAGACACGGTAGAAACCTGTGTCCATATTGTAGAGGAATCCGGTAGCCCGGTCCATGTTTCTGTGACATCTGGCAGGATTTCCCACTTCAGGGCACCCGTTGCCGTTATTGTCGCAGTAGCCGCTATAGCCGCCGCCCCTGTGGCGGTTTTTACCGCATTGGCGGAAAAACCACTCAAACCAGCGATTGCCGCCCCCCCATTGTAATCCACCACCCCGGAGGCAGTTAGGGCCGAAATGGCCTGTATCAACGCCTGGCCTGTAGGAACCCGCACCGCACTGGCCGAAACCGTTGAAGAAACTGCAATAGCGGCAGCACCTTCAATAACAATAAGACCAGAAGCCGTTACCGCACTGCTGGCGGAAATAGCTGCCGCGCCATCCACCACTATGTCTGCCGAAGCTGAAACCGCGCTAGAAGCAGCGATAGTAGCCGCCCCGTCCAACAAGAACCCGCCAACCGCAGTTGTAGTGCTTGCGGCCTGAATTGCCGCCGCCCCAAGCAGGATTTTACCCCCAAGGGCTGTCATCGTGCTGGTAGCGACAATACTCGCCGCACCATTTACCGTAGTTGTAGCAGTGGCTGTTACAGCGCTTGAAGCCTGGATGCTCGCACTAGCAGCAGCATCTACTTCACCAACCGCGCTTACCGTTGAAGCAGCAACGATAGTAGCCGCCCCATCCTTGACGATAAGCCCGCTGGCCGTTGTGGCCGAAGTGGCAACAATAGTAGCGGCCCCGTTTATGGGGCTAATCCCATAAACGCCTAGACCATAATAACCGCTACCGTAGCCTTCCACTTATCAGTCCAGCGTAATATCGAGATCGCCAGCCGGGATGCGGAATACGTCACCAGAGCCAATAGTCTTACTGGCAGACAAAGCCGCCGAAGCAAGCATATTGCCAGACGTAAGCGCATCCATCACCGCAACGTGCGTGACTGTGCCCCAAGACGAACCAGCAGCCGGGAACTCAATGGCGGAGCCATTAGTGCTGGCATTATTGGTGGTGGTCATGGTGAACAACTGACGGGCATAGGATGTGCCTGACACTTCTGTGCCAGAACCACCTTCGCCAGGGTCAGTGGTAAACAGCGCCAGATAGAGGCTCGCAGACGGCGAAGAATAAGCCGTCCCGGTGAAAACATAGGCCATAACCTTGTTTTCAAGATAGTTTGTGAAGGACATTAGCCAAAACTCCTCGCTCGCATTCTAAGGGCAGAAGTAGCCATCCGGCTCCGCTCATCGGACACCTTCAGGTCATTTAGGGCAGACGTATAAAGCGCCGCCCAAACCGAAATACGCTGATCATCCTGCAAATACGGCGCCGCCTGCAAAAGAGAGGCATACAGGTAAATGTCAGGAGCGTCAGCCAAAAGCCAATTAGTGGTGTTTGATACCGTCAAAGCCGGAATTTTGGCGTAATAGGTTAACTCGCCCGTATAGGCAGAGCCACTATCCGGCGCCGGGATAACCTGAAACTGCTGGCCAATCTGCGTGTAATAGATTGGCTTGCCGCTAGAACCATTAGCCCCCTTCAGCATCGCCGCCTGATCCGGGGAAACGAACTCCATCACCGTAATTGGATTGGTGTTGATCTGGTAGCGGATGCTTTCAAGCCAATCAGCCGGAACCGCACTATATTCGCTGTCCAGCGTAGCCGTAGCCCGTTCCACCATCTTCCTGTGGCGGATGTTCCGGTTGAACTGGGCCTCCGCCAAGGTGATAAAATCAGGAATAACCGCTGTCAGGTCAGCCCGGTTAAGCCAATCGCCTATGGATGTTTGCAGGGTGGAATAACTGGTAACAGCCATATTCATTCACCCCTAGAAGCAGCCGCATGGGCGCAGGAAAACTCGAAAGCCCCGATATGGCGCACCTGATGGCTAATATCGTGGTCCAACATCACCTTAAACCCTGTTTCCCTGGCTGACCGGCAGAACCAGATGTCCTCGCCACTATATACACCATTTTGGTAGTGTATGTGAAACCAAGGCTTCTCCATCTTGCGGAAAACTTCAGCCTTAATCAGCATCAGCCCCATACCAATGGCGGATACCTCTTCAAGCCCAGTACACCATTCTTCCGTAAAAACACGCTCACTAGTCAAATCATCACGGAAAGCCACCGGCTGAAGTGGGAGTTTACGCGTACTGTAATTAGCCGCCACAATATCCTCATCCCGCGCCAATAGCTGCCGAATGCTATCTTTAGGGAACCGCATATCGGCATCAACAAACAGGACATGGGTGGCGCCAGCGTCCAAGGAAGCCTGGGCTAGTTCTTGACGTTGGTTTACAATCAGCGTCCCTTGGTTCTGGAACAGCAACACCCTGTCCTTTGTCGCCGCCGTATGGGCCGCAACGCACCGGGCCAGATCGAAGGCAAACCCGCTATCCACCACATCGCGGCAAGGGACACAGACAGAAACAATGGCGGGCATCAAACGCGCCCCGGCCTAGTACGGAAGAACCTATTCTCTGGATCATTCAGCCACTTCTTCATGGCTACCGGGTCATCCACGATGCCCTTCATCTTCAAATCATAAAAGACCGCCAAGGGGATGGATGCCACCTTGCTCCATTCGCCGTAGCGCCCGTGATCTTCATTAAACTGCGCCTTATTGGCTTCAATAATACCAGACACATCTTGGCGCTTCTCAATCAGCGCCGTATCTGTGCCCTCATCATAATGCCAGTAAGAAGTAATCCCACTTACCGGATCAATGTTGAAAACCTTGTCAGCCATAAGCCACCTTTAAGGTGGGGCTGGCAGTTACCCGCCAGCCCCGTTGCCATTACGAAGTCGTCAGGTCAGCGGCGATACCATGCGCGGCTTCCTGGCGAACCATCAAGCCGTATTCGCAAAGCATCATACGCTTCTCAGCGTCGCCGGTCTTCGCCAGGTCCATCGTCTGGATCGGGCGGAGGATCGCCGTCGCCGCGTATTCCGGGTCAAGCACGAAAGCATCGCGCTCACGCTGGAAGCGGTTCGGAACCACAGACACCGCACCGAAGTCAGACACATAAACATCGGCAGCGCCAATGATCACAGTCGGCTTCGGAGTGGCCTGATTGTAGCGGATTTCGGCAATGCCAGCGAAGCCGCTGACGGTCTGCTTGTTGAACGGGCCGACCATCAGAATTTTCGGCGTACCGCCCTGCGTCCACACCTGCGCGATAACATCCTTCAGGATGGTTTCGGTGAAGGTGCGCTGCGTACCGTCAACGCGGGTGGCGTTCACCACACCATTGGAAACCGTCGGATCAGAACCGCCAGAACCATAGTTGGTGTTGGTGCGAAGGAAGGCAGGCAAACCAGCCGTCTGACGCGCCGTGGTGTTGTTACCCGCGTTCGCGGCCTTGGACGCCAGCAGAGTAGCTTCCATGTCGCGCTTCAGTTCGGCGCCGTTCTTCGCCATCTGATAGGCGAGTTCCGAACGACGGCCAGCCTTATCAACGCTTTCCAGGGTGCCGGAGATCACAACCGTCTTGCGGCTAATCTGCGTGTAGTTGCCCAGGCGAGTCGTGGGGGTCACGGCATCGAAGGACGAAATGTCATCGCCTTCAAGCGCCGCATTGGTGGTGGAAGCCGCCGCCAGGCTATCGGTCTGCCACTCGAAGAACGTGTTCTTCACGTTCACGCGGGCGGTGTTAGACTGGAACGGGGTTTCTTCCGGCGAGATGTTGTAGATCACATTCGCCAGGTCTTCACGGATGCCCTTGGCATCATAACGCGTGAAGGTATTGGTAACGATAGTCATAGCCTATATCCTTTCAGAGAAGCGCCGCCAACACATTGGCAGCATCGTTGACAGTCCCGGTTTTAGCGAGACGCTGCTTTGCACGGGTTAAATCAGTAACGCTTTTGGTGCCTGGGGCTGAAGCTGAAGAACCTGGACGTATAGGCTTAGTAGTTTGCATGGGCTTCACCGAAGCCTGCGCCCTCTGTTGCCCCTTATCGTAAAGCATAGCTTTACGAAGTAACGCCACATGTT